ACCGCCCTTATGGGAATCCTCGGCTTTTATTTCGGGCCATCGCCTCACAGAAGATAAATGAATATGATTGATCGAGTCTCAGTAGCGGGAATGTCAGGCACAGCCGCCACCTTTGGTTTATCCACGCTGGATTCTTTCCTGGGCATCGCTGTAGGTGCGGTAACTTTGATCTATATGTCGATCAAGCTTTACCAAGAGATCCGCAAGAAATGAGTCGTTATCGTTCATACGGCAAACTAGACGATCCATTCGTTTCGGAGGGAGATGTATTTTTCCAAAGAATGAATAGTCGTTTGCGTCCGAACCAGCTACAGGCTGGTGAGGTTGCATTGTCGCAGAATGGAAGGATGGACAAGGATGGCGGTTGGCAACCACGCAAGGGCTTAAAGACATTTGCGGGGGCGATTACTATCGATGCAGATGCCGTGCGATTACCATTTCCTATTCTTTCCGCTGAACGAGCGAGCGGTGTGGTAACTTTGGTTTTAGCAGACACCCCGAATAATGCTTTCCTTCCAGGCGAGAATATTACGATAGATGGCATTCCTTTTACGGGAGATACACCCAATGGCACAGTCGCACTAGCAACAGTTAATTACGCGAACAAGCTTGTAACTTATTCATCAAGCGGGGCGGATGAAGTGTTTACTATTACTGCGAGTGATGAGCCATTAGTTTCGCCCGGTAATTCAATTGTTACAGTCTTGAATTTTACGATCAATGACGAAGGAGCTAATGAAGTTTACGGGGCAACTGCATACACCTTAGTTGGTGATAAACAGATCGAGTCTTATATTTTTACGGCAACTAATAATGTCTGCCAAATAATTCGACTACGGGATAGAACTGAATACAAAGTTCGTTATCCATCAAATATCGAGATAAATGCTCGATGCGAATTGGTACAGGCATTTGATAAGATATTCATTTTCCGTGGGGATAAGACTACCATGTTCATGGAACCCAGCTTGACCACGATAGATGTGACAGGTGCATCTAGGTCTGCACAAACGATTACAATTACGGCAGTTGCACACGGTCGGGTCGTTGATGATTATGTAACCATTGCTGGGTTGAGTAGTTGGTCAGCAGATGGACAGGGTGACCCCAATGGCATTTATGAAGTAAAGTCAGTTCCCGATGCAGATACTCTCACAGTTACCTTTGTTAACACAGGTGGGGCATCTCACACCTATTCAACGAGTGCCGCGCGCATTGAATACTTTAATGACTTTCAGTTGGTTGACTCAGGGGACTATACTTACCCCGATCACATAACAGATAGTAGTGTGGATGTAGACGAAGCGGGTGTGGTTACTTTTAGTCAAACCGCACACGGGCTTGTGGTTGGTGATGAGTTAGAAGTGGTAAAAGCGGACGCACCTTTTGATACATTTGCGGGGGATAAGATAAGGGTTTCATCTGTAGTTAATGCAGACAAATTCAAGTTTGTACTTCTAGCAACCGAGCCTGTTTTGGATGAGCCTGATAAGCTTGTCCATGACGGAGTCACATATACGGCAGTTACTGCCGGAGCAAACTCCGGTCTACTTGTTACAATAAATGAAAGTCAGGCATCAGATGCAATTAGTTATGATGCAGTAACTTTGACTCTGCAAATTGACCTTGATGATCTTGTCACAAATAAGACTCAGGGTGACATACAAACATTATTTCAAGCAGTAGGGGCAAGTGTGACTGATGTGTTTGCACTTTCATTTAGTGACCCACTTGCAAGCCTTGCAACAGTCCTTTCTAATCAGGCTTTGAGCGGTGGGGTTACTAATAATAAGTCTATAAGACTAGCAAAGAAGCGGGTAATTAGTCACCTTATCCATATGCCAGCCGCACCCTTTGCTGTATTAAACCAGCAACGATTATGGATGCCTTATTTTTTTACCAGCGACACTACTCCCATACGCCGGAAGTTTACAGACGAGTTAATCGCAACGGACATTCTTGACTACAATACTGTGGACCCAATTGGTCAGAACTTTCGTATAGCTTCGGGTGGTGATGATTTTATCGTAGGCATCGAACCATTTTCTGAAGATACGATTTTAGTGTTCTGTAGGAAAAGTATTTACCGATTGGGTGGAACGAGTGGATCACTCGCAGATTGTAACCTTAGTGTTGTAACTCCCGAACTTGGATGTGCCGCTCGTAGGACTATTATTCAAGTGGGCAACAAGGTTTACTTCCTGAGTGACAATGGAATTTTCGGATTGGAATATCTTGATGAATATAACTTGCGAGGCTTAGAACTTCCATTATCTGAAGCGATCAATCCAACCATAGCTCGTATCAATACCGATGCTATCGACAAAGCAGTTGGTCGCTACCATGACAACAGACTTTGGTTTGCAGTACCCGTAGATGGAGCAAGGGAGAATAATATGCTCTTAGTCTACAACCTACTTAACCAAGGGTGGGAAAGTGTAGACCAGGTAAATAGCTTAGACTTTAATATTCGTGACATGATTGTGGCCCAAGAGGGTGCAAAGAATAAACTTTATATAACCACCACGGAAGGTGGGGTCCATGAGGTTGATGGATTTGATGGAGGTGATCAAATATCTGTATTTGCCGGGGTAAGTGTCCCTGACACTCTTGATGTTAATAGTAAGCTAGTCACCCGTGAGTACGATGCCGACACCCTAGATCGCAAGCACTTCTCCCAAGCTGAACTGCACATTAAATCCGCAGACGGATTAATCAGTAATGCAGATATTTCATTTTCCACTACTGACCCTGATGGGTCTAGGGGGAGTACAAGTATACGCGAATTACTCACCCCAAATGCCGACCTACCAGCGGGCGAGGATGCGAGTCTAAGGACTCGCATACGACTACGCGGATTTGGATGTACTACAACTGTAACTCCAACAGAAGGTCGTCCAATTGTACGAGCTATTAAACTCGATGCACGGATTACGGATCGATCAACCACTTCAACAACTTAAATAACATGGCTATATTAGATAATCCCGAAGACTTTGTATCAGGCGAAAATGTAACTGCCGCTAAACTGAATAACCTCGTAGATGGTGCTATTTTCTTAGGTGGTGCTGGACAAGCAACTGATGACTCAACCCTCGAAGTAAACGATGGGGTTGGTGGGGATGGTTCCCTCCGTGTAAAAGATGCGGGTATTACTACCGCCAAACTTGCAGATGGTGCGGTAAGCACTCAGAAGATTGCAGATAGTGCTGTAACTAGCGGTAAGATTGCAGACGGAGCAATCATAGCATCGAAGATCGCACCGAGTGCCGCATCCGCCATTATGCCACCAGGTGGATTAATCCCTTATGCTGGTGCAACAGTACCAAGCGGATGGTTACTCTGCGATGGCAGTACGATTGGCGGTGTAGACTCAGGGGCGGGTAGTGAGAGTGCAGACTACCAAACCCTATTTGATCTAATCAAAACCCTGTATGGTAATTCGGGAATAAAAGTTTTTGCTAGCGGTGATACAGTATTACTACCCGACCTTCGAGGACGAGTTGTTGCGGGCTTTGGTGAGAGTTTATTAGGTTCAGGCGCTGATATATTAGGTCGAATAGGCGGAAATAAGGAACACACGCTTACAGAAGCGGAGATGCCTAGTCACCAGCATAAAACTGACGGTACTGATGACGGTGACATTCATCCGGTTAGAGCCGGAAGTGATGCCGGTATTGATGGTACATCCCAAACAGCAAATGCCAATGACGCTCATTATGAAACAGGAAGCTTAACTGGTACAGCAGGTTCGGGGCAAGCACACAATAATGTCCAGCCAACCATCATCCTTAACTACATTATTAAATACTAAGATGGGTAAACTCCGCACAGACTTAATCCGCAAACTCAAGGGACTCGCTCCCTTCGAGCAAATCATGCGTCTTTACGAAGACCCAGCGGACTTTAGTGCGGAGATGAATAACTATTTAGTCGGAGGCTTAGTCATCAGTACTCCTACCATGTTCGTCATGGCAAAACCCGTAGACTCCAGCACAACACCCGTTGGTCAATGGTATGCTAAGAATCCTGACGCTTGGTATGTTCG